TCTGGAAACGATGCTTGGAATGTTTTAACTGATCTGACTAACGCTCCTGCATCTTCTATTGATGGAGTGGCTAGATCTGCGGCAGGATTTAACCCAGGAGCTTACTCCAAAGATCCTAGAGATACTGGTAGCCTTCCTGGCTTCGCTACGAACCCATCCCCTGCTAATGGAGCCGACGATGTTTCGCCATCCCTATCGTCAATTAGCTGGTCGGAACCTGCCGACTCTATAACGGGAAGAGAGGTCTTCTTTGGAACCTCTTCGCCACTGTCAACTGGTGATAGAGTTTCCGTTGGACCTTCTCCTTATGATCTTGAGGAGACTCTTGATAATGCTGAGAGATACTTCTGGCGTGTTGACCTGACAAACGCTAACGGCACCACAGAAGGCATCACATTTTCATTTGATACAGAGCCAGCAAACCTTGCGTTACAGCAGTCTGTGCCTGGATACCTCTTCGGTCGAGCACATGATTATGCTGCGAGTTCCATTGAACAAAATAAAACTATTGTTCCCAATAAAAGAGCCATACGGGATCCAAGACCAACAACTCATGAGGGTTCTCTAAATCTTACTAGAGCAAATACTTACTGGGCAAATCCAGTAAACTTCAACCCCACTTTCTCTTCAACAGAAAAGTTTTATGAAGATTTCTCTTCTGGAGATAGACCCTTTGATCGAAGCGAGATTACTAGGTGGGAGTGGAATGGCCCAGGGCAGTACACAGAAGTTACCTTTGATAATCTGGCCGCGTTCTCTGTATTTTCTGGGTTAGCTCCCGAATTTGAGATAAAAACACAGCAAGGTCCACAACCTGCTTTTAGAGGGACTTATGATTTTAGTTCCATCATCGCTTCGAGCGTTGGTGATCTAACGATTAGGTATAGACCTCAGTTTGTAAGCGCGACTGATGAACCTTATGTAGATAATCCAGAAATACCCTGGAACGAACTAGTGGCTTCAGTTTACGCAGGCAGTGGAATTCAGCTTAACTTGATGCCTTCTTCTTTCATTGAACACGCATGGAGGGCGGGACCAGAATCTAGACTTCCTGACTATGATCGTGAAGATCCTCCCTATATGCAAGTAAAGATCAAGGTTCAGGGTTTGAGTAATTTCACTGGGGGCTCTCAAGGATTTGACTGGCAGACTGGAGAAACTTTTCCTGAGATCTGGGGTGGGTTGGGCTTCTCTTTATCAGCTAATGATTTATACGGTGGGACTGGGCAACATTTGATTTTGTCCAACACTAAGCTTAGATCTAGTGGCAATTCTCAGTGGACTTCCAATGTTTTTAATATTCCTTTAGACAACTCTGCCACAGGAAAAGTTGTTCCTGGTTTTTGCTACAATAGACCAGGGGATTATATTTGGGAAAACATTGATATAGATGGTTACGATGAAGAAAATGAAGAGCCTTTCTATTCCTTAAAATGGGGAACAAGGGAGTACGCGCTACAAAATAGAAAGTTCTTCAATTGTGATTTCTCTAGAATTAACCAAGAGCATGGTTCTTATGTTGGTTTAAATGGAGACTTCCTCAAGCAGGGATGCACGCTATCTTCTATTGGCAGTCAGGGAACACAAGTAGCACATAGAGCTTCTCCGTACAATGATGTTTATCCTGCTGACAATAATCCTTATGATCGTCGTTGTACTTGGACTATTAGAGACAACCACTACTACAACATGGCCGATACTGCATTAGCAGGAGAGCGGCCAGCTTTCACTTTTACAAACTTCTCCCCAGGTAATAGTCAGTTTCCACACACCATCGTCGCTGAAGACTGCTCTATAGTGTGTAATTTTGATAATCCTATTGATTCAGGAAACGCTCAAAGTGGAGAGGAAATAGGCGGCAGGTCTAGATCTACAATGGTCGCCACCAGATTAACAAAGGACAACCCTGACTATATTTTTAATGTAATCAGTACCTCTGTAGATGATTTTGAAGATCTTCCAGCCACGGGTACTCAGGATCAATTGATTCGTGTTACAAATGATGCCAGCACTTACCACTGGGACGGCACCGAGTGGGAGAATTGGGGCGATGTTTCTGGTAATCCCATTGATAAGGTCAGGGTAGAAAATTGTCTCATCCATACTATTAAGCAGGGTAAGAACGAACATATACTTCTTAGGTCAGTAAACGAGATTATCTTTAAACATAATTGCATTATTTATGACAAAGGTGATGACCCTAGTTGGATTAATGACGAATATAGGATAAATATTGACGCTGAGTCCATGGATGATGATGGTCATGGTCTATTATCTACAAGCATAAAAGATTCCAATGGGTTGAGAAGTAAAAAGCTTATCTTAGGTAACAACATTGGAGTCGGCAGAAACGGGGGGACAATCAAATTCCGAATCTACCACACCAAATACAGAGACACAGCGAGTGCTGATAATGGTGTTGTTTATACTTACGAGCTTGACGCAACTAACAACCTAGGAAAGTATACCGTAATAGACTTAGAAGCCCTAGATGTAACTGAATCAACATCTTTCGCAGATCTTCAAGTAGCCAATGGAAATAATGAGTCTAGTTTCACCACCACAGTAGACTACGATGAAGAGATTCATGGAGCTTCAGCAACTGTCCTATCAGGCACAAACAATCATGAGGTCCCTCCAGGCGCTATACCTGCTCAGTATACCTCTGCTCCCAGTGCAGTTACCTTGGAATCTCCAACTGATGGGCAGCTTCTTGATTCTGTAAATACAGTAAATGTTGATTGGGTTCATAGTGGTGAAGATGTAAATGGATACAAGATCTTTGTTGCTGAATCACTAGGTGGGCTGGATTCTGCATCCCCAATTTTTAATGGAGATACTGATAGAACCATCAGTAATTTGACGGATGATCAAACACACTTCGTTAAAGTTCTTCCTTATAACTTTTTTGGGGATTCTAGCGAGACTCCAACAGTAAACTCGTTTACCACTAGACCTAGACCAGCACAATCTTCAGGTCTGAGTCCTGCTAACGGGGCATCAAATGTAAACACTAGTATTAACTGTTCCTGGTCACCAGCAGATGACGCCACCACATACGAAGTATACTTTGCATTGGCTTCAGAAGATTTTGGTGATCCAAGTGCTACAACAACGGCTCAAAACTTCGACCCAGGACCACTTCAAGATAATCAAAACTATAAGTGGAGAGTGGACACAGTTAACGCTTATGCAACAACTCAAGGTGTAGAGTTTACTTTCGATACAGGAGAGGCAGCAGGACAAGCGCCTCCTCAAACAACTGGGTTATCTCCAACAAACGGAGCACAGGGGGTCTCTGTAGAGGTTGATTGTAGTTGGAATTCAGTTTCAGAAGCTAGTGGATATGATTTTTACTTTAGTCTTGCTAGTGAAAACTTTGGGTCTCCTACAAATGTAACAGGAACAACCTTTGATCCTGGAACGCTATCTCAGAATACTGAGTATAATTGGCGTGTTGATTCTGTAAATGAGTTTGGAACAACCCAAGGTCAGACTTTCTCATTTACTACTGAAGGTCCCCCTGCCCCTCCCCCTGATGAAGGAGAAGGTGAAGGAGAAGGTGAAGAAGGCGAGAGCGAATCTCAAGGTACTCAAGCTGCTGCGAGCACTCCTGATCTAGATGTTTCTGCTTTCGATAGTAGAAGTAGGCAATGGCCTACTAGAGAAGGGGATGTTCGGGCAAAGATCTTCAAGATGACTCAGGCCAAGCAGAACATCTCGTTCATCTACAAGGAGTCTTTAAGATCTATGATTGCGTCCTTTAATGACATCGGCTACTTTAACTCTGAAGATGAGTTTGTTGATATCAAATGCATTCATGGTAATGCTGAAAGAGCTATAGCTAAACTCAAGCAAGAGAACAGCATTATACTGCCTATGATTTCTGTGTCTCAGACCGTCTCTGAAAACGATGATGAGCGGAGACGATATGAGAGTGTACTAGTTCATGAAAGGTATTGGGATAAAGATAAGCACAGAGCTATCCGTGTACTAAGCCTAGCCCCCAGACCAGTAAACATTAATTATCAGGTAAATGTCTGGTGTAAGTACATGGCTGATATGGATCAGATTCTTGAGCAAATCAGACTTAAGTTCAATCCTGAGATGAATGTTCCAACAGAGTATTCAACTCTAGCAAAGGCGTTCTTATCCTCTGAGGAAGCGGTTGGTTCTATGACTGCTAATGATAAAGATGATAGGGTTATCAAGAAAACTCTTAATATAACTCTAAGGACATATATTCCAAGTCCTAAGTTCCTGGTTACCTCTACAGGGGAACTAGAAGAGTTCAACATTGATATTGATATTAAGTAATGCCACTAGTTTCTAATCAAAGTGCGCCCGCAACATGTGGACACCCCCAAACAGGAAGTAGTAAAGTGTTTGTTCAAGGGACGGGTGCTTCCAGGGTAGAGGTGGACTCTGCTGGTGGGCTTATTATCGGGCCTGGATCACAGAATGTATTCGTGGAAGGTAAGAAAGTTTCTTTAGTAGGAGATGCCATAGCTTCTCACGGGCTTTCACCACACTCTAATGCTAGAACTACAGCCACTCAGTCTAGAGTTTTTGTAGGCACAGGATTCTTGGCGGATACTGATCCTGAAACTGGTGAAACTATTAGTACGGGAGATGCCCCTCGTCCCGATATTATCACTACAGAGTTTACAACAAATTACGGAAACGGAATTGTTGAACTGTTCTGTTCTGGTACTGGCATATATCCTCCAACTAATATGGCATATGCTTTCTTTGCTTGTGCCCCTCCTGGTTCTGTATACTCAAATAGACCATCACCGCCTCCTGTAGTTTTCTCTTATGAGATCAAAAATAGAGGAGTTGATACAAGCCAGCCTCAAACTGTTGGTTTCTGGAGGTTCTTAGATACATCAAATGCTCCAAACCAAGCCGTGTTAACTGTACAGGCTTCAGAGCTTTACCCAGATGCACAACTAGTAGCTACACAAGAAGTTCCACCACTCATCCCTGGGCAGACTTTCTCTGGAACTTTTGAGTTCCCTGAGGTGTACAGAGTAGATGTTAATAGCTTTGGAGAATATGTATTTGGTGTCTATCCTGATATTTATCAGACAGTAACTGAACCAGATGAGCAGAACTCTATTAGTACAATCAGATTGGTTATTTCAAATGATTGTGGGTAAAAAAGTTTCATAAACAGGATTGTTGTATAGTACATAATAAAGAGAGGATTAGTTATGAAGGTAGTAAAGAACGATTGTATGCAAACTATTGTTGTTTTCTTCAGCACTGAAACGGGGTGTTTAGAAAAGAATATGAAGCCTGGGGAATCTTTAGTGGTTCCTGAGTCTTACATTACGGAACAAATTAAAACTCTGCATAGACGCAGAATTTTTAAAATCTCTAATGCTTGAGGACTAAGTTATGCCTAATTATGTGAGCCCTGGTGTTTACACCATTGAAAAAGACATCTCAGATTTTGCTCCTTCGATTAACACTTCTATCGTAGGTATTGTTGGTTTTGCCTCCAAAGGGCCAACCAATGAAGCTACCTTGATTACAGATCAAAATAAACTTATCAAGACCTTCGGTGCTCCTAGCGAGGATATTACTGGTCAGGCTCTTGAGGGCGGTCTTGAGATTCTTGAGACTACTAACTCCCTTTACTTTGTGAGAGCCGCGAATGATGATGCGGCTGACGCATCCGCCACAATGAAGGTTGGTCTTTGCCCAGCACTCCTCGTTTCTGGCCCAGCAACAGCAGGAAATGCTGCAAATTGCTTTGGTGGAACAGGAACAGGTGCAACGCCCCTAACTCTTAGGGTTCAGGTATACGACAACAATGGTACAGCACAGTTTACAGAAAACAGTGGAGCAGGAAAAGATTTTACAATCCCAACAAACACCGCTCCCGTCCAGGCTGCTGCCCTTAGAAGTATTGTTGGTGGTGCTTTGGATGCGGATAAGGTTGGAATCTTTGATGACGATGCCTCAGGTACGGGTAACTTAGGACTATCTGGTGCTTTAGTGGGTGCTTTCGCTGGATCAGGAGCTTCCATCGGTGTTTCTGCTTGCAGCGCCACTACTTTTGGTGAAGCAAATGGCGTTTCTGCACTAAGAATATCTTATGGTCCAAGCGGTGAGACAGCCTTCGGAGCTTCTGGAAATTACGCTTCCGCAGTTAGAGTATATGGAACCACTTTCGAAACAACTGGAACCAATGGCTGTAGCTACTTAGTAGAAAGCTTACATCCTGGAGCTGGCTACAACGGTGGAACAAAAACTAATGGAGATACCAGCGGAAACTCTATTACTCTTGGGGGCTTAGGCTCACAAAACTTTACTGTTACTGTAAATCAAGACGGAGTAGCCGAAGAAACTTTCAAATCTAGCTTTGTTGGTTCTGGAATATTTGTTGAGGATGTAATTAATACTGGTGAAACTGACGCTACTTCTGAAATTATCAAGGGTAATCTAAGAAAGGGTGGTGCTGACGCAACCGCAGCGTCCCTAACAAGACACCTTGGGCTTGTTGAAACTCTGTTTGGAACCACCGAATTTGCCTGGACTAGTAGATACTTAGTTCCTGATTCAGACGGATCTGACGGCATAGGAGATGCAACCACAGATACAGGTATTTCCAAAGCAGGGGGAAGATTTGCAAAGCTTGTTCAATCAGCCGCAACTGATCTTGCTGGTGGTACTAATGGTGACGATTCAGACCAAGCTACTGCTCTGATTGGAGACGCTTCTGTTGATCCCAAAACAGGAATGCAAGCTCTAGATGATCCCCTCCTCAACATTGGAGTGGCGCTTGTGCCAGGAATTTATACTCAGAGTGTTCAGAATGCTCTCGTAACTCTTGCTGAGACTACACAGAACTTCTTAGCACTGCTTGCTCCTCCTCTTGCAATCGGTAATGTTCAGGCTGCAATTGACTGGACTAATGGCAAGTCTTCTAGTACAGCTAACTCAAGAACTGCTGCTCTTAATAGTTCCTACGCTGCTGTTTACTGGCCTCATGTCAAAGTCTTCTCCGTCTTTGATGGAAAGGATCGTTTCCTAGATCCCTCCATCTTCGGTGCAAGACAAATGGCCTTCACTGACGCTGTAGCCGATAGCTGGTTCGCCCCTGCTGGTTTCCGCAGAGGTCGTCTTACCAAGCCAACCGAAACTGAGGTCAAACTTAACCAGGGTGATAGAGACAGTCTTTACAGTGGTGGTAATGTTGTTAACCCAATCGTTAACTTCCCACAGCAGGGCATCACTATCTTTGGTCAAAGAACTACCCAAAGAACCCCAACAGCCCTTGATCGCATCAATGTTCGTAGACTACTAATCTATATCCGCAAGGTAATTCTCCTTGCTACCCAGAGATTCGTCTTCGAGCCCAACGATGAGTTCACTTGGTCACAGATTGAGGGTGTTCTTAATCCCTTCCTTGATGACATCCGCAGACGCAGAGGCATCACTGAATTCCGTGTTGTCTGTGATGAGACCGTCAACACTCCAATCAGAGTTGATCGTAACGAACTCTGGACTAAGGTTCTCATCAAGCCTACCAAGACTGCCGAGATCCTCATCTTTGAAATTAACCTGACTAACCAGTCGGCTCAGTTAGGAACCCTCTAAGGAGATAATTAATGGCAACATCTTACTACAAGAATAAGTACGGAAGGGAGTTTACCCCAGGCCAGGGGCTCCCCACCATTTCGACTGACCTAGATTCAGTACGGGCATATCAGTTTGAGATTCACTTCTTTGGCCTTCCAGAAGATATTACAAACCAAACTGATCTTACCCTGGCTGCTAAGAAGGTTGGCGGTCTTGAGATGAAGAACGAGACTATCGTTATTGATCGTGTCAACGATAAGGTACACTACCCAGGCAAGACTACTCCTGGCGAGCTTACCGTGGACTTTGATAACCTTTATCTCCGCGAGACTGCCTCTGACCTCTACCGCTTCTTCCGTCACACCTACGATCCAATCACTGGTGAGATGACAAAAAGCTCCCAGCCTGGAGGTCAGGCAGGATCTACCTTCAAGGCCGATAAGGTCGAAGTTGTCATGCTTGATAACACACTCACCCCCCACTCTGTCGTAGAGCTTTACGGGGTGTACCCAACTTCATGGTCCGCTGCTGAGTTCAACTACTCAACCCAGCAGTTCCACCAGTTGACTGTGAACTTCAAGTACGACTTCATGAATGTCTTTAACTACTCAAACCCTAGCTGATAAAGTAGGAATTTAGATAGTAAGGTCCAGTCTGAATGTATAACCAGACTGGACCTTCTTTAGCTTATCTATAATATGCCATGGATTACCTTTCAGAGTTACTAGAGAGCTACAGTAAGCTCAAAAAGAGAACATTCAAGCTGACATATATTTCTGAACAAGATGACAGCCAAGCGTTTGGTGTCTTACAGCAGATACTTCAAACTGCTCCTGAAGGTGACTACCAACCCATGCCCGCTGATGAATACCCAGCACTAGGATCTTTTGATTACAGAAAGAGTAAAGATGGTGGGGTGACCGTTCGTAGAGGACGAGAAGGACAAGCTACAGTTTTAGATAATACGGGTCAAAAAGCTAAAGTAAACGCTAAGGGTAAGCCCAACGCTGCGGGCGATAAGATGTGGGAGCGTCTTTATAAAGCTATTTCGGGTGAAGCTCCTGAACCCAGTGCTCAAGAAACAGCAGACTCAACTGTAGCTGGCAATGAACAACAAAAAGAAGCTGAAAGATTATCAAAACTAGCGCAGCCTGGAGGCGCATTTGAGGAGCGTGGATACAATTTAGAACAAATTTCTCCTGCCTTAGACTCAATTGATAATAGTATTAGAACTGTGCAATCCGCTTGCGACCAGTACGACCCAAATAGCCAGCCTAAGTATTGTAAAAATCCAGGAGTTTATCTTACTGGAGCTAGTAAAGCTGGCTTTGCCTATAAACTTTCAGCAGGTAAGGTAGTTCAAGTAAACCCTGAGACGGGTCAGAAGACTGGAGAGGGTGAGATGGAGCCTGGATTACTCAACTCGGTGGCTGAGTCTCACGATGCCCTCATGGATTTTCTAGGAGGAGAGGGAGATTGTGATACTATCTCTCAGAAGGTTGGTTTTTATAAGAGCAGACTAGTTGTGTTCGGCTCAGACACTTCTGAGGGTGTAACTATTACTCCAAATGATCTGCAAAATGATGCCGTTAATAAGGTTAAAGACAAGTGTGGTGAGGCCGTTAACCTTAGCGAGATCGCAGAAGATAACCTAAGCACTAATGCTATCAACGCTGTAAAAGGAACATTCAATGAGTTGGTTCTTCAATTAGGTGTTCGTTTACTGGCGGCAAAGGATGAAGCTTCTCGTAAAGAAGCTTTCAAAGAAGTGGCCGCTGAGATTGATAAAAGAAGACAATTCCTCACAGAGTATGCTGAGTCCTTAGGTGTCAAGGATGATGTTGCATTGGGTCTAGATGAAACCTTTGAGCAAGAAGTTCTCACACAACAAGCAGGAATTGCACAGAGTAACACGGCACTTAAGAACTGGTTCCTAAAGGAACTGTCCTTCCAGTTATCTTTTGTAAGGGCGGCAGGCGCAGATAATGTAGAACCAGCGGGTAGAGAGATTAAAACAGGGGGACGCGAAGATACTAATCTAATTTATAACGATCAAGCCAGAGCAGAGGCAGCAGCTAACCAGTTCGGATCTAAAGCCATCAAAAGAGAGGATGGCACCTTCTCTGTAGGCATTGGTCAGAAGAGAATCGAGAAACTCAAAAAAGTCAAACTTGGTGAGATCAATTCCACCGAGAGAATGATGGCGATCATGACTGGGGAAGCTCGTAACGATGCTAACATAGAGCCAGGGTTCCAAAAGAAGATCTCTTCAATGCAGTTCGGAAACAACCAAGCCAGAGAGAATGCTGCGATAGATTATATGCGGGCGTTAGAGGCTAAGATTGCAAAAACAACAAAGCCACTTACGGAATTTACCACTTATGTAGGACAAGATGGTAAGATCAAGTCTGAGTCTCCTGAGACAAGACTCAAGGGCATCGCTGCAAGAGTAAAAGGTTTGTTGGGATACAATGCCCTAAAGGATTCTGCCTTAGGTAAAGCTTTGTTTAAGGGAGATAAAGGCTATCAAGACTTCTCAGACGAAAGCACTCAGCAAAGGGCTGCGGAAGTGGTAGCAAGAGAGGCTAGATTCAGAGAGATGAAGACCGCTATTGAATCTGGCGACCAAGCAGCGCAAGATGCAGCAGTTAAGATGGCGCTAATTTGCGGAGCAAACGCTAACAATATGACTCAAGTATTTACTGATGATTCAGGAGAGACTTATGCCATTCCACATAATAAAGTATTCGAAGAGGTTTGCAAGGCAAATACTGCTGGCAATCTAGATGTAAGAATTTCGGGAACTACAATGACTATGATCACTCCTGATGGTCTTGAGATTGCTTTTAACCAAGAGGGAACCTGGGGTGGAGGTACAAGAAGAACTAGGAGTAATACTAGAATTTCTTCTGACAGTATCAAAAGACTGAATACACTTACTAAGCAGACGGCAGAGTCTACACTTCATCAGTTCCTTGAGGGCCAGATGAAACTACTACAAGAGATTCTCAACTCATCCAAATAGAATCCTCTTCTTTGAGTAGATCATCGAACATGTATACTCTATAGTGTACGCCCTCTTTGTGTATCTCTATGTAGTTATTAGATTCTACTACTACATTAGAGGGAATGATGGCTAGTGTTGGCTGCCTATCCTGTTTAAATATAACCATTGGAATCTTTCCGCACTTCTCTGAATCTTTTTGGCATTGGTCTATAAATTTCCAGAAGTCGCTACTATAATTATATAAACTATATAAGTTTTGGTTATTGTATCCCTTCTTGCACTCTAGACAATACTTAAAGTTTTGTGGTGTGATCGAGTCCCCATAAATTTTAAGGTGATCGGGCAACGAGTGCGTGGTGGCGAATGCGCCTGACCCAGGAGTTCTTGAAAATTGTGTGGTGTTCAGTCTA